AGTAGCCTCAAGTATCTCTTCTTTAAGACCTTTAACAATTTCTGAAGTACTAGAAGTGTCAGCATATCCTGCCAGTTTCTTTGCTTGCACCAAATCACCGCCAGCTTCTTCAAAGAGTACGTTAAGTAATGTCTGTTGTTTGTCGGTGAGTTGTCGTGTCATTAGTCCGTAATCTCCTTAACTTTTTTTGTTAAGTATGTAACTGCCATATCAAAAAATCCCGCAGATTGTTTATTCTTTTTTTTCTTTCGTAAGTTTATTGTAGAATTTTCACTACCTGAGTAAATTGTTTGAACACCATTACCTTTTTTTACTTTTTCTCCTTGATAAGAAGATACATAAGTTTTAGCCATTTAAAATTCTCCGTTGTGCATAGCGTTAGCTAACTTAGTGGCTCTGCCTTTTACCTGAGATGCCCACCTACTGTCTAACATTTCTTTTGCTGCAGTTGGGTAGTCCTCATCATGGATAGCTGCCCACATCATTTTAAACTTACACAGTCTAGGTACACCCATATTAAATGCCATATCCATTACAATAAGCTGACGTACAGCGTCCAGACTGTCCACGCAAGGGTGCGCACGTACCAGTTCCTCTTCGACTATCTGTACGTCATTAGTTGCTAGATAGACCGCATCAGCTTCTGTGATACCCATTTCGTAGACGACATCTATATTAGGTATGTCCATCCAGTCTAGTTCTTCTTTAGTTATACCACGGTCTTCTAGATTCCTGCCGATACCTATAGTATCAATTCCTAGTGTATCCTTATATACCTGTAGTCTTAGACCCTCGCTTACTACTAGCTTGTCTATCAGGTCGTTTCGTTTGTATAATAACATCGCTACCCTCGTGATTCATCCATACCGCAAATGCACCTGTCATGGCCCCCGTGACTACACTCACTAGTGCCGCTTGTTGACTTGTCGGGTCTGGCAGTGTCATAAACCACTCCACCACTCTCCACGCTGATATTGACATCATTAACATCATTAAGCGTGGTAGTAGTCTCCACGCTAGTACTGTTTCCATTACTATTGTCACGGTTTCTTTTTACCTGTTCTTTTGTTGTATGGTCGTGCATACTCCACATCATTGCTGGGGCTACCTTTTACCAAAGAACTTTGTAGCACTGCGTACACCAAAGCTGGCGGCAACAATAACACCAAGACTGTACTGATACCACTCAGGCATCTCTTGGAGTTGTCTAAAGCCATTAGCTACTATTTCTTCCATCCCCGGAACGAACGCAAGTATGAGAGGGATGCTGAAAAGAATTGTAAGCCACTCGTCTTTCCACGATGACTGACTTCCTTTAGCCATTTCCAAATCCCAATCAAGTTCGCCTGTAGCTTTTCGCTCCATGATTGTAGCTTCTGCTTTAGCACGTGCAACCTTTGCACCAGTTTCTGCTTTAGATTTTTCAACTTTTCCATTTAACCATGTCCCTGCTAAATCTGCAATTGGTCCAATAAGTAATTGTATCATTTTCTCATCATACCTTTAAGAGTTTTAGCTTGCTTTGCGTGTAACTTAGAAGCCTTCTTTAAACCCTTAACAACTTTTTTAACTTTTGTTTTGTTTTTATTACTAAGCATCACCCTCTCCTGAACTTTGCGGTTTTCTTTGATATACTTTTAGGCTGCTTGACGAATTGCTTACCAGCAGCAGTTCCTGCTCTTTTAGCAGCGGTGGTGGCTGCGTACTCCGAAGATGAGAGGGCTTTAATCGCTGATGACGGAAGATAACGCTCTCCTGTTTGCTTGGAGGGTTTGCCACTCTTTGTTCTCCAGTCTTGCTTAGACCAATTAGCTAAACTCTTTTGAGGTTTTTTCATAATACAGTTATACCACTTACGTTTACGTTTGTCAAGTAAATAATGAATACGTCATAGCAGAAGCGGTTAAAGCAAATATAAAAAATCCTACAGCTATTACAGCAATAACAGCTATCATTACCGCAATCTTTATATTTTCCATAATTTCATTCTGTCTTTGGATAGCTGCTCTTCTAGCTTTGAGTGCAGCTTCCCTAGCTTCTTGTATACGTTTCTGCCTTTCAGCTAGTATGCCCTTCCATGTACCATGACCAAATCTCATGTCTACCATAGTGGCTACTTCTTGTAGTTTCTCTGCTGCTATCTTAGCATCAATAACATCACGTGCTACATTGTTTACGCCAAACTGGTCTGTTATACCTACACCAGCTTTTTTAGCACGGTCTTGTTGTATTTGTTTTTCGCCAGCAAATAGATTATCTATATGTCCAGCTATGTCACTTATATCGTTAGCAGTACTAATAGCACCCTTAATGCCATCTACGGCACTCTTCACAAGTGCTATACCTGCGAGTGTTTCTGCAATCATTGTTGGTTGGTTCCTACTTGGGTTGGGGTCTACATACTGCAGTTATCTTTTTTCTTTTACCACCACCCGCTGGAACAGATTGTTGTCGGGACAATCTTTCAGCAAAGTATAGGCATCTGTCCATGTCTACAAATATTTGTGTTCTGTCTATTATATTTGCACCTAAGTACACGTATAATACAAATACAATCATGCTAGGCTGCTAGGGAAGGATTACTTGCTTCTACGCCCATCCACTTGCTCCACTCAGCATAATAGTGTCGCATACCTACTTCATCATGTATTGTACTATTCTCGTGTCTTCCATGTAAGATGTTACGGGGTTGTGTACCTTCTCGCATAGTTGTACCCTGTCCAGCTACACCAATCAAGTCTTCGTGTAGGTTCCTACCGAATGGCCCCCATATTGAGTTATGGTGTTTAATACGTGTTGCACGTTCTTCTGGGGTATCTTTCTTGAGACCATATCCACGAAACTCAATAAGAACTTTGTTTGGTCCAAGAGGTGTAACGCTGTCACTTCTATAAGCACTACCCCGTAGATTAAAATTAAATCCGGGGAATAGGTCAACCATATACCATTGGTTTGGAGGGAGGTTAGGGAAACTAAGTTCTCCTCTATCCTCAAAGCCATCGTATTCCTCGTAGTTAACTGTGAAGCTACTGACGTTGACGTGTCCGTTATCAAACGGTATATTCTTTCTAGCAAAGTATTCATCGTTGAATCCAGATACGCGATTAAAGTAATGCATAAAGTCGTGGTAGAACTCACTGTTTGTGTCGTGCCACAGCTTGTAGTTAGTATTTATGATAGCCTTGTGGTAGTGAAACACTTCCATCTCTTCAGTGTCAATAGCATCAGCTATGCAATCAAATGCACCAGCAGTCCACTCATCTACACTCATAGACGGATTTGTATCTAGGGTAGTCCAGACCATTCCACCATGCTTTACTTCACATGGTAGTTCTGTCCAGTTACCTGAATGATATGTTAGAGACAAGTCATTACCAGCAGGTGCTTTTACTTTATCTGTAAGGAATGTTTTAACTACACCATTCTCAAAACGCACAGCTATAACATTCTGCAAGGCTATCTGCGTCTTTCTAAAGTCACCCAAGTTTGGTAGTTCACTTGAGTGGCACATAGGAACCCATACCTTAGAGAATATGTTTTCTAGTTCTTGTTCATACAAACTATGGTCAGAGTATATGAGAGAGTTGATGTACTCTACTTTAGGTTCTTTAGTCCAGTCTTTATGATTACGTGGTGGCATTAAGTATCCTTATCATCTGTCTTCACACAGAAACAACGGTCTTTGGGATTGTCAAAGCCGTGTTCTGTTAATGCTACATGGCATTTAGAAAGCCATTCTTTCTCGCCATATAGTTTAATCTGTATGTCATCTGGCGTAGCAATTACTACACAAAACATTAGGTAGCTAAGATTTATAACCACCACCAGCAGACTTGTATGCTTTGGCTAACATCTGCGCCTTACGTGCAGACCACTGACCAGCACCACCACCCTTGCTTCCAGACTTGATACGACTGAACTGTTGCTTTCTCATTCCGGGCTTAGTATAGTTGCCAGCTTCATTAACTCTTGACTTGCTTTTAGGCGCACCCCCTTGCGAAAGGCTAACCTTTCCAGTCGGTTTCGCTTTCGTTCTAGCTTGTGGGGTTTTCTTTTTAGTGGGGGATTTTTTAGGGACACGTACCATCTCCTATCTCCTTTGACTTATTTCTTCTTCTTAGCCATACCGCCGCGCATCATCTTCTTAACTGCAGCACCGCCGCCGCGCATTTTCTTTGATGCCATTTTCATCATGCCACCACCGGCTAGATTCTTTTTAGCTACGCCACCGCGCATCATCTTCTTCTTAGCCATTTTCATCATGCCGCCACCAGCTAGATTCTTTTTCTTAACCATACCACCTTTTGCATGACGAACTGTTCCATCAGCTTTACGTGTAGGCGAACCTAACATTTCTTTAACTTCTGTTGGAGTAAGTCCTAATTCTTTTACCATCTTCATAAAATCAGACTTAGTTCCTTTTTGTTTATCAGTCATTTCTCAATTTCCTTCTGTCTATAACTAATGATTGAAACACATCCACCGGGAAATGTTTATAATACCCAGACTTCTCCAGACTTAATGCTGCATCATCTAAGGGTGATAGCCTTTGTACAAATACCATGCAGTAGACTAGGCTCTCATCTACTACATCTTCTTTAATTAAAAAGTCCAGACCAGCTTCTTCAGCATCGTAGTCTGGATGGAACACCATGAGGTGCATATCCTTACCTGCAATGGACATGGCTTCATTTACGCCATCACACCATCCATCTAGGTAGTTCATATCGGGTAGCATTTCATTAGCCCATACAACTATATCGTAGTCGTGTTCATTGAAGTCTGCTACTTCTTTAGCTAGTCCATCTAGCCCTGTGTTTATACTGAATACAACCTTATTGTCTAGCCACGCCTGTCTTGCGTAGGGACACGGTGGTAGTCCATTAAGTTTCTCATTAGGTACTTCAAGAAATTCATGTGACCACTTCCGTATATCAGCTTCTATAGGATGCATACTACTTGCCAGTAATTTTATTGTACGCCATTGGGCTTGCAGCTTTCAATGCTTTCAAGCCGGGGTTGTCTTGAACCATACCACCTGCTGCGTACATGTGTTCCTTACCGCCTGACATACCACCACGCATCATCTTAGCTTTACCCTTACCTTTTTTCATATCAGCCATACCTATACCTATGGTGATAACAGGTACTTTACCTTTTTTCATGCTATGTCCCATTATTAAGATTTCCTACTCTTTGCTGGTCCTTTACGCATAAGTTCTTTTCCTAGTTTAGAAAAGAAATCTCTGCTCTTTTTCTGTACAGCAGTGTATTCTTTTTTAGGCTTTGCCTTTGGTTTAGGCTTCGGCTTTGGGGACGGTTTGCTATTTGCTGCTTTTTTCTCTGCATTCTTTTTAGCTAATGCTGCTGCTCTATCCCTAATTAATTTTCTTTTAGCTATTTCTTCTTTAGGCTTTGATTTTGGAAGAGGCATAGGTTTCTTTTTTGCTGTTGTTGTTGTTGTTTTACCAGCAGAGGTAGTATTCATACCACGTGCGCCTATATCACGTGTGACACGCTTTTGCCTAGCCATATCCTTATTCTTAACATCCATGTCAGACATTTGTTTTGGGGTCATACCTTTATACGGGTCTTTACTTGTTCCCGTAGTTTTTGGTGATGGTATAACTAAATTTTGCCCAAGTCGAACTTTGTTTACATTTGTTATACTGGGGTTAGCTTGCTGAATAGCTTTTACAGTTGTGCCAAACTTTTTAGCAATCTGTGATATAGTGCTAGGTGTTCCATCCTTACCTATACTTACAGTTTTCTTTTTAAGTGCCATTGGTATATCTCCTATACTACCATTTAACTTTATGTGACCAATACTTCGCTGACAGCTTGGTGGTCGGTTTCCCCTGTGCATTGTGACGTGCATAGTAGGATTTCTTACGTGCCTTATCCTTTGCGGATGTAGGGTTCTTCCCAGCACCACTAACGCCTTGCTGTCCAAAGCGAATAAATTTATATGTGTCACCTTCTTTAGCCATTACGCAGTGTGACTTAGTTTTATGATTAGGAGTACGCTTGGGAACATTGACCTTAGTCAACCCCTCTTCCTTCATCTTTGTCTTTACTCTTTCGGGTATAGCCATCTTACGTGTTTATTCCTTTGTTGGGTTTACCCAGAGGTACAGAGGGTACTGTATCCCCAGTAGCAGGTGGCGTAGGCATTACTAGAGGAAGTTTAGGCTCCAAACACGTAGCACCCCAGTCCACTATCTCACCGCTATCTACTTTAGGCTTATGTAATTCAACTACAGTTTCCCACGTAGGGCATTCATTTACATGTTGAGCAAATGATTTAATTTCCCCGTCTGGCATAACGATTACGGAGAAGAATACAAAAAAGGTATAGAGTTCCATCACTCATCTTTTTCCTTCCAACCTTCCAAACGCATATAATCCTCAGTCTCTTTGAGAGTAAAGGCACGTGGGAAGAACTTAGCATCCAATGCAGTACGCACATAGAACACATCGCTATGTGGTATGTGAAGACGCTCTAATGAATTAGTACGGATAGCATCATAGAATGAATCAAGTACATTATCTGTGTATAGTTTTAC